TGAGAAGCTTTGGAAAGAATCTAATGATGAGTATTCAGAAGAAACTCTAGAGAAACTGAAGGGTATGGATCCTACAGATCTTGCACAGATGTACCTTGACTACAGGCAATCACAGGTAGAGGTTAAGCCTTTGGCTGATGAAGATGTAGACATCTTGTACAACAGTGTTGGCGGTGAGGAGACTTACCAAGAGATGCTTCAATGGGCAGGAGGTAATCTTGATAGTGATATGCAGGCATTGTTTGATGGTGTGATGGAAGCTGGTGATCCTGCCTCTTGCTTCTTTGCAGTACAAGCATTGAATGCTATGTATACAGATGCAAAAGGTGTTGATAGTAATTTGATTACAGGTAAATCACCTAAGGCTACTAAGGATGTATTCCGTAGTCAGGCAGAGGTTGTTCGTGCAATGAACGATCCTCGTTATGAAACTGATCCTGCATACCGGCAGGATGTATTTGCAAAACTAGAAAACTCTGACATTCAATTCTAATGGCACATTCTAAAGGAACTAAAGGCAAACCTTGCGGAGGCAAGAAAGGTGGCACGAGGAAAAAAGGTTACTAAAAAAAACGTAAGCCTCAAGATTGGAAAGCACAAGTCTCGCAGTGGTGGTCTCACTGCTGCAGGCCGTCGTAAGTACAACAATGCCACCGGTTCAAACCTGAAGGCACCACAGCCAGGCGGAGGAAAACGTAAGAAGTCTTTCTGCGCCCGCATGTCTGGCGTCAAAGGACCGATGAAAAAGAACGGAAAGCCAACCCGTAAAGCTTTGGCACTACGCAAATGGAAATGTTAAATGGCTAAACAAGGACTTTATGCAAACATCCATGCCAAACGTAAGCGTATCGCTGCTGGTAGTGGAGAGAAAATGAGGAAGCCTGGCTCTAAAGGAGCACCTACTAAGGCTAACTTTAAACGTTCAGCTAAGACTGCTAAGAAAAAGTAACTCACTTGTGGTGGGTGGGACGGTAACTAACTTAATTAACTATGACATCTACAACTCTTGCGAATCCTAATAGGAATTGGGACTCGTTCTGTGAGTGGGTGACGTCCACAAATAACCGTCTTTATGTGGGTTGGTTTGGGATCATCATGATCCCTTGCCTGTTGGCAGCAACCCTTTGTTTTATTACTGCATTTGTTGCAGCACCTCCGGTAGACATTGATGGAATTCGCGAACCAGTATCAGGCTCTCTCCTTTACGGAAACAACATCGTATCGGGAGCCGTCGTTCCGAGCAGCAATGCCATCGGATTACACTTCTACCCAATTTGGGAAGCTTATTCACTTGATGAATGGCTCTACAACGGTGGGCCGTATCAGCTCGTCGTCTTCCACTTCCTCCTTGGTATCTTTGCTTACATGGGACGAGAGTGGGAACTTAGCTATCGATTAGGAATGCGTCCATGGATCTTCGTCGCTTACAGCGCACCTGTTGCTGCAGCTACTGCAGTCTTCTTGGTGTATCCATTTGGGCAGGGTTCCTTCTCGGATGGTATGCCACTTGGAATTTCTGGGACATTCAATTACATGCTCGTCTTCCAAGCGGAGCACAACATTCTCATGCATCCCTTCCACATGCTGGGAGTAGCTGGTGTTTTTGGTGGTGCTCTGTTCAGCGCGATGCATGGATCCCTAGTGACTTCTAGTCTGATTCGTGAAACGACAGAAGAGATGAGTCACAACTATGGATATAAGTTTGGTCAGGAAGAAGAAACTTACAACATCGTTGCTGCTCATGGATATTTTGGCCGTCTTATTTTTCAGTATGCTTCTTTTAACAACAGCCGTAGTCTGCACTTCTTTCTTGCAGCTTGGCCTGTTATTGGTATCTGGTTTACTGCTCTTGGTGTTTCTACCATGGCTTTCAACCTGAATGGATTTAACTTTAACCAGTCGATTCAAGACCGTGAAGGACACGTCATTAATACGTGGGCTGACATTCTTAATCGTGCCGGTTTGGGTATGGAGGTTATGCATGAGCGTAATGCTCATAACTTCCCTCTTGACCTTGCATCAGCTGAGACAACTCCTGTTGCACTAACTGCTCCAACTATTGGATAACTAATTATGTCTATGGCTTATAACCCTAAGACACGTGCTAATGACTTTCAGGTTGAGTACGTTGTCAAGACCACTGGTGATCGGTGGTTCATTCCTTACAACGATGGTGGCTCGACTTCTGAGCAAGTCGCCCGTTGTTCCGTCATGTGCGGTAAAACCACTGACGGTACTACCGCTGGCAAAGAGGTTGTTGCCTCTTGATATTCCCGTTTTATGCTCCAATGATTATTTCATTTATTGATGCAGCAAAATATTTTAAGGAGTTGCCTCACCAAATTGCGGCTTGGGAGTATCTACAACAGAATGTAGATAATTCTACTCTTACAGAGTTTGCAACTCTATACCGTAATGAACAGACTAAAGAGACACAATACGCAAACACCTGGAAAAGTATTGAAGGCCTAGCCCGTGATGCCGGTGCAAAGTTCCCTGAACTTGCTGCTGCACAATGGGCTTTGGAAAGTTCTTATGGCTCTCATCTATCGGGCCTAAACAACTTCTTTGGTATCAAGGGGAAAGGTACTGTCAAACAGACCTGGGAAGATTACGGCAACGGTCCTGTCTATATCAATGCTGAGTTTCGAGATTTTGAAACACCGTATGACTGTGTGGATTATCTTGTCTCTCGCTGGTATAAGGACTACAAAGGATATGCAGGTATAAATCGTGCTGAGACACGTGAAGAAGCCGCCAGTTTGCTTAAGGCAGAAGGCTATGCCACAGATCCTGATTACACTACTAAGCTTATCAAGCTAATGAATCGATACGCTTAAGTACAGGTAGGGAGCACCTCAGAGTCGGACTCCCTACTGATTGGCATTGGCCGGTTACGACCGATACCCTATGCCGTCTAGACGGTCTGGATAGACAGACACATATAACTGAATAACTCTGAAGCTTCAGAGAGTCCTGCAAACTCTCTTTTTTATCTATAACAATGGCTAACGCAACACAGTCAGTACTTGGTACTATTAACAAGGCAGTAGCAGATACTGCCGGTAATCGTGCTTATGATACTAAGTACGGCACATATCTTAAAATTTTTAGTGGAGAGCTGTTCAAAGCTTACGAATCCAGCTGCATCAGTAAGGGAACTATTCAATCCCGTACACTCAGCGGAGGAAAAAGTATGCAGTTCATCTTCACCGGAAGAATGGAGGCAAGCTATCATACACCAGGAACGCCAATTTTAGGTTCTGGTGATCCTCCGGTGGCAGAAAAGACCATCGTTTGTGATGATCTTCTCATCAGTTCTGCATTCGTTTATGATCTCGATGAGACACTTGCTCATTATTCCCTTAGGAGCGAAATTGCCAAGAAAATTGGTCACGCTCTTGCCGAATCTTATGACAAGAAAGTATTCCGTACTATTGCACTTTCTGCACGTGAAGCACATCCAATCACTGCAACTCCTGGCCCTGAGCCTGGTGGTTCCATCATCAAGATTGGCGCTAATAATGAGTATGACGCTCAGAAATTAGTCGATGCATTCTTTGAAGCAGCAAGTATTCTCGATGAGAAGAACTTGCCTAAAGATGGTCGCACCGCTGTACTTTCACCACGGCAATATTACGCACTGGTGTCACAAGTTTCAAGCAATATTCTTAACCGTGACTTCGGTAATTCTCAAGGTAGCCTCACCAGTGGTGAAGGCCTTGTTGAAATTGCTGGCATTCAAATCCGTCGTTCTAACAACCTGCCTTTCCTGGCTGGCTCTGTTTCTGCTGTTAATGGTGAGAACAACGCCTACAACGGTGACTTCTCTGCTCATGCTGGTTTGATCTATTACCGCGATGCTGCCGCTTGTGTGGAAGCAATTGGTCCTCAGGTTCAGACTACTGGTTCAGACATTAAGACTCTCTACCAGGGTGACGTAATCGTCGGGCGTATGGCCATGGGCTGTGGAACTCTGAACCCTGCTGCTGCCATCGAAATTCAAGCTGCTGCTTGATAGGAGGTAGCGACATGGCACAACAGCAATCTATTACCGGTGTGGCGGGTCTAACCTCCCAGACTTGGTTTCCGTTCCCTCCTGTGGAACTTGGTCGTGCTGGTGGCGCTGTGGCAACGGTCGCTCTTGGTACTGCTACTGGTGACAATGGAACCAGTGGTGGTACTAATGGCGTCAAGGATGCCAAATCCACAACGACAGATGGCAATGGTTCTGGCCTAGTGCTGGATGTAACTATTGCTAGCAATGTCTGTACCGGTGCAGTGGTTGATGCTGCAGCTAGCGCAGACGGTGATGGCTATCGCATTGGCGACAAGATCACTGTCTCTGCTTCTGATGCAACCACTTCTACACCTGTGGTTTTCTACGTCACCAGCCTTGAATACGAAAACTGATTAGTTATTTATCATGGCTGTTTCTAACACTAAAGGCATCTGCACGACAGATGCACAACGCATTTCTGTCTCTAAGACTTCCGGTGGATCTACTGATTCCTCTGTCAAGTCTGTGACCAAAAATCTGCGCATCGCATATCCAGCCGTTGAGTGCAATATCACCAACGTCTGATGTAAACGGGGAGTCTTCGGACTCCCTTTTTTTTATCTATTGATATGGCTACTATCCCCGCATCACCTACACAAACAGAAATTGATGCAGTTAATTTCATCCTCGGTGCTATTGGACAGGCTCCTGTAACTACCCTTGAGGCAACTAACCCGGACGTTGCGATTGCCTATGACGTGCTTATTAACACGTCTAAGGAGGTTCAATCGGAAGGCTGGACATACAATACTGAATATCATTATGAGCTAGTTCCTGACTCAGTAACTAAGCACATTGCTGTTCCGTCCACGATGATTTACGCTGACATCAGCAAGGATGATACGGCGAACAGAGAGTCTGAGTCTGTCGTCCGTGACGGAAAACTTTACGACAGAGCAAACCATACTTACCAGTGGGAACGGAATGTCAATGCGGACATCGTTTGGCTTTTCAACATTGATGAAGTTCCCATCCCTGTACTTGAATTTATCAAAAATAAAGCTGCTGCAATTACTTCTATGCAGCTTATCGGAGATGATGGTCAGTACCAAAAAATTCTTCAAAGAGAAACTTATTCCCGCGCACAACTACTTGAGTACGAGTGCAATCAAGGTGATCACTCATTCTTTGGTACGTCAGCTGGACAACATAACTATATCTCTTATCAACCATACAACTCGCTTTTACGCTAATGGGTGCTGTCAGTCAACTTGTTCCTAACTTTCTAGGTGGAGTCTCCACTAGGCCAGATACACAGAAGGTGGCTGGTGAGGTACGTGAAGCTACAAACGTATATCTTGATCCCACCTTTGGTCTTACTAAAAGGTCGGGATTTAAGTTTATTAAGAAGCTAGGTAATGCTTCGTCCTTCACTGACGCTCACTGGTTCTCTTTCAAACACGATACTGATGAGTTCTATATTGGTGCAATTGTAGGCCAAGCTATTTATCTATGGAATAGTGATGGTACTGTTTGCACTATTACTAATGGAACTGGTCAATCATACCTTAATGCAACTGTCGAAAAGAATAATTTTGTTACCACATATCGTGATGATAAACTGTATATCTTGAACAAAACTAAGACAGTTACTCAGTCATCATCCAATACAACAGGTACTCTTACAGGTAGGGTTCAGAGTTTTGCAAACCTACCTTCGAGTCCTGCTACAAACTCTATTTATCATGTCGTTAATTCTGCTGTTGCAGAAGACGATGCTTACTTCAAATATGACGGTACTGTTTACAACGAAACTGTTAAGCCTGGTATTAGTGATGGTCTTACTGATATCACAATGCCCCATACTCTCACCCGTACAGCTAAGGATACGTTCACGTTTGCATCAGTAACCTACACCAATAGAGCAGCTGGCGATAACACAACGAACCCACAGCCATCATTTGTGGGCCAAAAAATTACTGACATCTTCTT